CCTGTTGGAGTTTTTCATCCAATCCTTCACCGGTGTAGTAAGCGAAATAATCTTTTGATAGTTTTACAACTCTTTCGTAATCAATATGTTTTATGTTTTTTTCAATTACTATTGGAAGGTATGCGAGGGCGGTTTGAAGTTCCATGGTTTAAAAAGTTTTCGAAAGTTAGTAAAAATAATTCATTTAATGAATTGCATATTATCGAAAAATGATCTAAAAACTGTAACTATTTGATAGTCATAACAGTCTGAACAATTATGAACAAGGATATTATTTGCAAAATATTCGTGGCAATCTTCTACTTGAATATCATAAACCCTTTCTATTTTGTGCGCATTTTCTTGAACAATTTTTTGTTTTACTCCACTTATATATCTCAAATGATTTACCACAACATTCGCAGGCTCTTGTTTCATTCCATTTCCCAGATTCTCTATCTTTTCGCATATTGTATCTGTTTTTACATTTTGTGCTGCAATATTGTACGTTTTTATGTGAAACAAATCTTTCATATTCTTTATTACATTCAATACAAATACCAGTAATTTTAACCAATATTTCTTTTGAGTGCTTTTTATGCCATTCTCTTCCTGCTTCTGATCCATGCCATTCGATAGCTTTTGGTTGTGCAAATTCAAGTAATGCTTTTCGGCTTTGATCTTTTCTTCCTTCTGATTGCATGTGATCGCTTGCGTGTTTTGATTTTGGAATACATTGCAAATTTTCAATTTCATTATTTTGTGCATTCCCATCTTTATGATGTATGCAATATCCACAAGGTATTTCGCCCACTTCACATAAATATTTATAAACATGAAGCCTAATTTTTTTATCAATACTTTTAATTTTAACCCATCCACTAAAATAGATTTGATCTGATCTTCTTGTTGAATTTGGGTACCTGTTAAATTTATGCCCATTATAGACAATAGTTTCTCTTTCCATAATTTTTTTTCATCAAAGATAATAAATATATTCTTATCTATCAATTGACCAATAGGGTAAAATCCATTATTTGCATAAATTTTATGATCTTCGGTACATATTATTTTATTGCCATTTATTGAATATGTTTTTACTGGTTTTAATCCGTTATCAAACCATTTTATTACCTTTTTATATCCTATTCGTGTAAGGACATAGTCGCCGGGGCTTATATTTTTTATTTCCTTATAACCTTGCATTGTTTTTATTAGAGTATTTCCAACAAAACAGTGTCCCAATGGTTCATACGATTGCCCTGTAACCTTATCCAGTACTTTCTTTTTTAGTTTAGTTCCGTCAATGTCTTCTTTTACGCTCTCTAAGTCAGCGATAAGATATTTACATTTAGGATCAATTATAACTTCAATAGGATAGCGATCATCAAAGATACGGTTAATAAAATCCCTACGTTTTGTTACTGACGGGTTGGAATATGGCACCCGGTTTGAGGTGTTAGAAAGGAATCGTTTAAATTTACGCTCCACAATATCATAATCATTGTATTGACTGCGTGTATCTCGTTTCTTTCCAGATGCATCGCCGTAATAAAATATTCTTTGAACATCCGTGTACCTGGTTAGAAATTCATCACACAAACATTCAGTTTTATTACGTGGGTTCGAAAGAGCTATTTCATCGATAAACTTAAGGATATACTTATCGTCTTCTTTGGATATTTGAGCTATCGTGCAGGAAATGTAAGGAACAACATTTTGATCGAACGATATATGATATGTTCCCGATTCATCGTTTTCAATTTGTCTAACGTGTTTATTAAACTTAAATGAACTGTAAAACTCTGCACCTGTTTTTATTCTACCCCATTCACCTTTTACATAAATACGGTAAAGATTCTCATCGCCTGCGATTCTTTCAGTAAGTAATTTGATATACTCCTCATCGATAAACTTATTATCTAAATATGTCGAATGGCAAATTGTCCGATTATCTAGTTCCTTATCGAATAATTCCGCTTTTATCCAATGCGTTTCATCAATTGGATTAAATGTTATAATAAATTGCTTATAACTCGATGTTTCGCCTCTCAATCGTAAATCTAATTGGTCGAAATCCGTTTTTTCTAATTCAGTTGCTTCTTCAATCCAAATACTTGTTATACCTTGTATTGATTTAAGTTTTTCAACATCATCGAGGCCAGTGGTTAAAATTTCATTCCCATTATTGAAATGATAACTTAGGTTAGTCTTATTTGCTGTTACTAAATTTGAAACATTATATTCAGCAATCAAATCCCCGAAAGCTTTAAAAACTGAATTTTGAATTGTATTTGCTATTTTCCTAACTACAAGAATACGATGACCTTGTTCATTTAAACATCGTATAAGTATTTTTTGAACTGCAAAAATAGACTTTCCGGAACCGGAACCACCGAACAAAATTAAATACCTGGAATTATTTGAAAGCAAATTATAATAAATGTCGTTTATGTAACAATTTACTTTCAATTTATAATTTTTTAACGTGTTTTACTTTTAATTATGCGGTATCATCACCACAAAAACAAAACGTTTATTAAGTTTTGTCATCTTTTTTTGATGCGGGTAAAATAAAGAATTCGATCTTTTCGCCTAAAGATGATAAATCAATTTCTTCAGGCGCATTATAACCAAGCATCTTATTGATAGAATCCAAACTTTTGAGCTTATCGTAAAGTTTTACTTTTACATACTCAACTTCTACGGGCTTTTTTTCTGATTTATCAAATATAACTCTTGTTTTTGTTTCTATTTCTTGTATGCAATCTTTTTGTTCATCAGTCAATAACTCAAAATTCTTTCTTTCAATCCACGTGTTATGAAGATGTGAAATTGAACTAAAAGCAATTTTTTCATATTCTCTTAAAATCTTAATAGGCGATATTCCGGAAAGCTCTGCAAGTCTTTTCTTTAATGAATCTAAATAGCATTTTACGTTAATGTTTGTTAATAGCTTACTCGACAATGCTCTAGCTGATTCATCTGTTACATTTCCATAAACTTCTTTGTATGCGCGGCTTCCATTAAAATCTTTAAAATAATTTTCGCAAAAACGTTTTTGTTTTTCGGTTATTTCTATTTCTGGTTTGTCTTCAGTCATACTTTTATTTTAAAAAAGTAAGCACAAGTGTTATAAATAACGCACCCATAATGATAAGATAAATAAAAAATATAGGGTATCTTTTATTATCCATTAATGGAGTTCTTAACCAATCTTCAAACTTTTGGGTTTTATTTATTATTCTTTGAATAGGTATTAATCCTATAAAAAAAGTAGGAATCCAAAGAACCAATAAAATTGAAACTAATACGTGATTCATATTCTTAATTTAAACAATACTTCACAAATTTCTTCATTACCTTTGGCGACAATGGTTTTACCTCGACAAGTTTACGCCGGGGTACTGGCACTTTGGTTGGTGCCTCGCTGGTATGAAAGGTTTGTTTCACTGTGATTCATAAAGCATTAATTATAAGGGCAAATATACGATTATTTAATTAAAACGCAAAACCCGGTAAAACTTTCATTCTATCGGGTTTCTTGTGGAAGGTTCTGAAAAGGTAAACAAGTAAGGTGTGTGAGAACCTAATGACGGGCTTCGGGTTAAACAACCAATGTTTTTATTCTCACACATAGTAAAGATACAAAATTTTTCAATTCAAATAAATACTTTCAAGCAAAATATATCTTTCGTTATACAAACAATCTTTGATAGTCACCGGGTTTGAGTGTAAAATAAAATAATCATTTACTCTTTCTTCAATGATCATTTTTAGGATTATTTTATCAACTAATTTCATCTTGCATCGATTTAATAAGGTTTTGGTTACTTACTATTTTTTCATGCAGCAACTTTATTTTTTCGTGTCTGGCTAATATTCGCCGTTCTATCGCTTCAAATTTAACGATAAAATACGAGTTAACAAATGCTGCGTCGCTCTGCTCTTCTGTTGTGTAACGTTCAAGTTCCATAAGTCAAGTTTTTTATTTAGTGTCAACAATTAAATCATCATAACAAAATAATTGAATCCCACCCTTAAAATTATAAGCTCTTAAAGGATGATCATCATCGACATACTTTTTTACAACAGTATATTCTGTATCGTTAAATATAAATATGTCTCTTTTTTTTAAATTTTTAATAAATACTTTCATAAGTCAAGTTTTTAAGTTTACCCGGTGCCGGTATGGTGGCCGGAAAATCACCGGGTACTGATAAGTTGAATATTTGATACCACCAAACCCCGCTTCGTTGAGGTTATCTCTGAGAGCGGGGCAGCCCTGCCATAAACTGACAGGTAAAAGGCAGGGTTATAATATACCTAATCTTTTAGCGCCTCTATAAGTCATCCAATAAGACAGT